AAATCGTATAATTCGGCCCCCACAGCAGGCTCTGGTAATCCAACGGCTCAACCGACTAAAATTGGCTTTGGTCGCAAATCGGATCTCCTCCATGCCTGACTTCACCTTGGCGTTCCGCGAACTGAATCGCTGGTTAGACGAGCGCCAAATAGGCAAGCGCAGCCTTCATGTGATCTTGAATTTCAGCGACGGCGCAGAAGCAGCTCAGTTCGTCGCGTCTCTACAGAGCGAACTGGCCGAACGAGCCAATTGGGTCGGCTCCCCGACGACACCTTTTCCGAATGACGTTGAGGTTGCCGGGATCAAGGTCAAAATCGAGACCCCATTCGGCTAGCCGCCTACGCGTGGCCCTTGTGGGCGCGGATCAGCACGCGCGGGCGCAGGCACAAATCGAGCGAGTTCATCTGCGTGTCGAGGTGGACGCCCTTCATGTTGGGCATCTCATATTGCCGGGTGTAGAGCCGCTGGCCGATCGTGTTGACGGTCTCGACATAGTCGGCCGGCGCGTAGTACGAGCGGAACAGGTTCGGCACGCCGAGCGGAAAGATATGCGCCTCGTCGGGGTCGACAAATCCCTGCGTTCCGACCTTGCCGAAGTAATTGTCCCAGGTAACGCCCGCAAAGTTGAAGACGCCCCAACTCCCCGAGGTGACCGGCGTCCCGACCGTCGGCGCGCGCAGATCGGCAGCCGCCATCCAGTTGAGATAGGTCGCCCGCACCTCGGAATGCGCGATCAGGGCGTCGAAGAAATTGTCGCCGCAGATCGCATAAAGGCTGGTGAACGGGATCGCGTCGTCGAGATTGCCGCCGATCGTGCGGGCGATCCCGGTGATCGCGTCGCGCAACGCGCCGGGTGTCGGCGACGAGGCCTGCAGGTCGAGATAGACGTCGTCGGGCGGCGTTACGCCGAACTCGTCGAACAAATTGAGTCCGCTGCCGTCGGCGTAGGTGATGATGCCCTTGGCGGCGCCAACAAAAGAATATTCCTGCGTCGCGGACATTGACTGCGTGTGTCCCATCATGCGCTCGCCGACCTTGCCCTGCACGGTCTCGACCTCGGTCTCCGAGCCCCAGGCGCGCACGCCCTGCACCTCGTCCGCCATCACCGCATCGTTGATCTCGAAATGCGGTACGCGGAACGAGCGAGCCCGGCGCGTGACGCGCGGCAGGGTGTGTCCCGGGCCACCGCGCGGCGTCGGCGCGATGAGCTCGAGGACGCCGTCCTTCTCCTCGATCACCACCGACAGGGTCGAGACGCCGGTGGGGCGGAAGAGGCCGAGGCTGCCGAGCCGGCCCGGCACATATTTGATGCGGTTGATCGCGTCGGTCAGGGTCGTGACCGAAAACGCGTCAGTCCTGAAGACGTCTAACATTACCATTTGGTCACTACCCTCCTAAAGCCGGGCCGCAGATGGGGCTCAGCTCGCCGCGACCCAGACCACCAGCAATTTGTCGCTGGTCGTCGCGGTGCCGCTCGTGTTGTTGATCGTGTTGGTCGCAGTGATCGAAAATTCGCCGGTCAGGTCGGTGATGTTGGTCAAGGTCGTCGCGGCACCGACCAGCCGCAGCACCGAGATCAGGGCATCGGTCGTCTTGACCCCGGTCGCCGTGAAATTGCCGGCCGCGCCCCCCGCCAGCACCTTCACCTTGAGAAATGGCGAGGCGAGGTTGAGGAGCGCTGCGGTGCCGAGGCTGAGGCTCGTGCGGGCGGCCGACGCGCTGGCGACATCCGAGAGGTTCGAGGCTGCCGCCAGAAAATCGGAGGCCGCGTGAGTAGAGGCGGTGCCGAGCCCGGCCTCGGTGCGCTGCGTCGCCGGCTCGTTGGCCTTGAGAAGAACCGCAGCGCGATCCGCATCGGATATGGTCATAAGGCTTAAACCCTACAGATGACGCCGATCGCGGCGAGCGCGGCGATCACATCGGCATCAGCATCGGTCGGGAACACCAGCCGCGGCAGGTTGACCTCGGCGTCACGCGCGATAAACGACGCCATCAGCGCTGCGGTCGTGCCGTCGGCGGCGTACATCGACACGCCGGCCGAGGTATCGCCGGAAGTCAGCCACGGGCCGACCCCGGCGGGCTTGGTGATGTGCATGCTGTGCGTCGCGGTCCCGGTCGCCGCGATCGACAATGTGCCGGCACTGCTCCCGGTATAGGTGAAGGTGGTCCCTGCCACGATCCCGGTCCCGGTGATCGCGTAGACGTCGCCGACCACGAGCCCGACCACGCTCACCAGCGAATCTAGCGTAGTGTTCGTGTGCGTGTTCGCATTGGTCGTCAGATCGACCGCGTCCTCGACCTTGGCGACCTCGCCGGCCTTCAATTTCTTGCCGAGCGACAATAGAAAATTCTCGCGCGACCGCTGCCCGGTGGCTTCCGACAAAAGGAAGGCGACGGGCGGCGTCGTTTGCTCGAGCGTGCTCATTCAGTGGAACTCCCGTTCTCTTTAAAATCCTGACCTGGCGTTGATCTTCTCGAGCGCCTTGGCCCACGAGGCGGTATGCACCTCAAAGCCGGGGAGGCGATTGTTGCGCCCCGACACGTCGTGCTCGCCGGGCGCGCGGCCCTGGTCGGCCTTTAGCGCCTGTAGTTCCGAGCGCACCTGCGCCAGGCTCTTGCCGGCGAGCAGATATTCGGCCGTCCTGTCGGCAAAGCCGGCGAGTTGGCACGCCGCCGCGATCTCGGCCGCTGCGCTGGCGTTGGGCTTCTGGCGGCGCTTGTCGTAGGCGTCGAGCACGGCTTGCGCCCGGCTTTTGACGTCGTCGGGGATTTTGGTCTGCGGGAGGCGCTGCGCCGCGGCGCGCAAGCCGCCAGCCATCGCGCGGAGCTCGCCGCCGACAAAATCGGCAAACGGCTCTTTGTAGCTCCCCTTCAATTTGGGCGCGCTCGAATCGTAGACGAGAAATCCGCGCCGCGCCTTCGCCGAGTCGGGGCTGTCGCCATTGAACCCGGCCTCGTCGAGCATGCGCTCGGCGGCTGCCGGGCCGTCCCAGCCATCGGCCTCGTCGATCGGCAGGTCGCGCGCCGCGCCGACCGTCCAATTCTCGGCCGCCGCGCGCAGTTTCATCGCCGCAAGCGCTTTGCGCAGCGCCGTCGTGGCAGGTCTCGGCGTATCGTCTTCGTCGCCGGTGCCGGTCAGGCAGCCGACCGCATCGGCCAGGCTATCGATCGCCTGGCCGATATAGCCGATCGCCTCGAGCGCATCGTCGTCGCCGTCATTGTCAGGGTCGTAGGCGGCGATGATCTTCGCGCTGATCGCCGCCGGCGCGCCGGGGAGCAATTTGCGCGGATCGAACCGCGCCGCCATCTGGACCGGCGCCGAGACCTGGTCGGCGAAGCCGTTGTCCTTGGCTTCCTGCGCCGTCATCCAGGTGCGCGCGTCCATCATCGCGCCGATCGCTTCCGGTGTCTGGCCGGTGCGCCGCGCATAGGTCGCCGCCATCGCCTGGCCGACCTTGCGCAACGCGCCGCCGACCTCGTCCATGTCGGCGGCCTCGCCCATCGCCATGCCGGACGGGTTGTGGATCATCATCAGCGCGTTTTCCGGCATCGTGATCGTGTCGCCGGCCATCGCGACGAGGCTGGCGATCGACGCGGCGATGCCGTCGACGGTGACGCCGACCTCGGCCGGGTGGCGCTGCAGCATGTTATAGATCGCCAGCCCGTCGAACACGTCGCCGCCCGGGCTGTTGAGCCGCAAATCGATCTTCTTAACCGGCCCCAGCGCATCGAGCGCGTCGCGGAAATCGCCCGCGCCGACGCCCCACCCGCCGATCTCGTCATAAATCGCGATATCGGCCGCGCCTTCGCTATCCACCGCGGCCTGCGCGGTGAACCAAGTCCGTTTCGCCATTTGCTGTCCTTTTTAGGCGGCCAATAGCAGCACGAGGATCTCGTCGTCTGCGGGCCGCTGCTCGCCGCGCGCATGCACGTCGAGCGACAAATTCACCACCGCCGCGCCGCGCACGATCTGCGCGCCGCTCGCCATCACCGCGAATAGCGGCAGTGCGACGGTTTCGGCTTGTATTCCCGCGGCCGCCACCGCGAGCAGCGGCAGGCTCGCCTCGACATCGCCGCTGCGAGCCGGCGGTTCGAGCGCCTCGCCCTCGCCGGCGCATACCAGCGGCGGCAGCGCAAAATCGCCGCGCCCGGCGACCGTCTCGGGCTCGGGCCGGCGCCGCGGGATCCACACAAACCCGCCGGCCGGCAGCGCCGCGACCCCCTCTCGTTCGAGAAGAACGCGGCCGCCATCCTCGAGGAGGAGTTTGCCGCCGCTCTCGAGGAGAATTGCCATGTTCGCGCGCGACTACGTCGTCAGCAGCCGACCCCAAGGAGCGTGCGGGATGGCTTGCACGCCGAAGCGGCTACAATATCAGCAGCAATGACGGCCCAGTTGTTGTTGCTGTCGCTGAACGCGGCGGTCATCGTGACACTGGCGGCTCCAGCCGCCCGGTTCGCGCCGGTGTCCATTGCCGACCCGCCATTATCGACAAATATCTGCGTCGCGCTGGTCGATGTGAAACTATCGCCGCCAGTCTGAGCCCACGAGGCCGCGGTCATGTTGCCGCTGGCGCTGGTGACGGCGATGCTCCCCTGAGTGTTTGCCCCGGTGTTCGTAGTGGTATGCGCGAACGTCGTCGTTCCCCCGGTCTGGTTCGCGCCGGACACGGAGAACGCGACCACCTCGCACTGCGCAGAGGTCGTCCAGGTTAGCGCTATTTGCTGCTGGCCCGAGGTCGGAGCAATGCCCCCAAACAACTCGGCTCGCAAAGTAGTGGCTCCAGCCGTGACGATTATTCCGGTCCCGATCCTCGTCAGGGTTTGAGAGCCCCACTTTGCGGTGATGCCGCTGACATTGGTATCGAACTGCACCGCGAAAACGATAGCGCCATTCGACAGCCCGGCGCCCACATTTGGGCTATTGGTTGTCGCCGGGCTGAAAGAGGTAACGCCAGTGCCGCTCAACGCCGCCGTACCGGTGGCGTCGATCGCGACGGCGGCTTGGCCTGCCGGCGAAAGAAGGCCGAGGAAGGCCGCCGCGAGAAGCCAGCGCATCACCATGACCTGGTCGGCAATCCGGGGAACAGCGTGAACGCGATCGGCGTCGCAGACAAAGCGGCGGTCGTCCCGCTGGTCAGAATGCCGTCGCAAACAGCAGCCACAACGCGGCGAGAATTTTCATCGCGACAGGTGCTGGTGCAAATTGGCCTCCCACCGCCCCCAGCCGACATGCACGAAATGGAGGTTCGGCATCAGCCAGATCTTGCCGCCGCGCTTCAGCCACTCCTGGCAAAACCCGACGTCCTCGCCGACATAGCGCCCGACCGCAGCTTGACCTGCATTGGCGAGCCCGACGTGCACGTCCGAGGTGATCCGGGTCTTGAAGAAGCCGAGCTGCCGCTTGCCCTTTACCTCATAAACCTGATAGGGCATGTGCTCGAAGATCGCGCGGTTCAGCCTCAGAAAGCCGGTCGGCAGCACGTCGTTGAGTTCGCACAGCCCATCGTCGGCGAGACGATATTCTTCCTGCGGAACGTTGATCGGAAATTCAGGCAGCGCGCTGTGCCAGCGCTTCATCGGGTAGACACCGCCGACAAACGGCCTCGTGACGGCGGCGATCTTCAGAATGCCATCACGCTGCACGCCAACGTCGTCATCGAGAAACAAAAGATCGGTCGCGTCGCTGTCGAGGAAATCGGTCACCAATTCGTTGCGGCAGCGGTCGATATAAGGGTCGAACGCAACGATCTTCGACTGCAACGCCCTGCCGCTCGCCAATACCTGGAGGCCGCCGTCCATCATTGCGGTTGCCGTTTCCATCGACGGCTTGCCGTCGCGGCACGGAACCGCAATGAAGAGGTTCTTAGCCGGCTCGCAGCGATCCGGCAAGCTCACGGCGCGAGATACCCGTACATGCGGATGCCGTAGGAATTATTTGTCGTCGCGGCCGGCGAGGTGATGACCACATTGGTTCCCGGCGCCGAGCTTTTGAACAAGACCCCCGTCGCCCCGCCGGTGTCGCCCCAATGCTGGCAGATGTCTGCGGTCGCGGCGACCGAATATTGCCACGACGGCGTGTTCTGAATTCCGGTAGAGGTGAACGTCGCCTGGTTCTGCACCGATCCGGTGGCGTTGGTGCAGACATCGAAATAGACCGCGGTGATATAGGCGCTTTGCACTCCGACAGTGACCGTGCACGTCACCTGCGTCGTCACGGCGCCGGTTTGCGCGCAGAGATTGGTTGGCGCGGGCGCGAGGGTCGCGGTCTGCTGCACTGGGGTTCCGACATCGGCCTCCGCCGCCGCCGACGCCAGGATCGCAAACGATGCGCCGGCGAGCAGCGCTTTTTGCAACGAGTTCATTATGGGAATATCCCGTAAGTAATTGCGCCTGATACGTTATTGCTCGCGTTCTTAACGACGCAGATGCTGTCGCCGGTGACCTGCATCGGCACCGTGATGCGGTCCGATACCAGCACAAACCCGCCGTTTGCCGCCTGCGCCGCCGAGCCGCTGGAGCCCTGACCGATCAGGTTGGTGGTGCCGGTGCCACAGGTCGTCCCGGTGCCTTCGATCACCCCCAAATTTTCCGCCCCGGCAACCATCAAGAAGACGGTGCACAGGTGGAGGCGCTTGCCGGCGATCCCGGTGATCTGCGTCGTGCTCGCGGTCGTCGACACCGCCGAAACGAACGGGCATTGCAATGACGGATTTGGCGATTGCGTGACAATCTGCGCGCTTTCCTCTGGGGTCGCCTGCATGCGCCCCGCGGCAATCGAAGCGGTAACGCCCGATGGATCGACAAGAACCACCGAGGCTCGCCCGATCGCGTCCAGGAATGTCCCGGTCGGCCGCACGCCGGTCGGTGCCGGGTTCGGCGCCGGCACAAACGGCGGCAGGCCCGTGACATAGCAGGTCCACAGCGAGGCGGCGTTCCAGCCGACCGCGAGACAAGGCGCGCTCGGCCCCGGTGGCGCGTTGTAGCCGGCCCACGCCGCTAGCGGCCACAGCCATGCGAGCGCGGCAAAGAGGATCCGTCGCACAAAAATCCGCGCCTCTTATTCGATCACCCAGTTCGTCCCGTCGCTCAAAAAGCACAGCTCCTGCTTGGTCTGGTTCATCGCTTTGCCGGTCGCGCCGGCGACGCTATCGATCGTGCCCGTCGCCTTGACCGTCGGGCTGTTGGCGTTGAAGTCGTTGCCGGCGTCCTTGATGCATTTGCGCAGATTGGCCACCTCGGTCGGCAGATTGATCGTCGTCGCCTTGGTGCCGGATTGGTTGAACGCGACGGTCTCGCCGCTCGTCCCGCCCAGAGTCACAGTCGCGTTCGAGGTGGTGTAGTTGAGCAAGGTCGGGGTGCCGCTCGAGCTGATCGTGACATTGGTGGTGCCCGACAGCGAGACGCCGGTCCCGGCGGTCAGATG